GTCCTTCACCAGCACCATGGCCTGCCGGTCGATGATGACCGGCAGGTCGCCGCCCTCAACCGGCGGCTCCCCGATCTCGTTACGTCCCTTGTCGATCGTGTAGGTGCCGTTCCTGATCCGCATGTCCCGGATCTGCTCCACCGTCGCGGAGGCCCGGTAGTCGACCTCGCCCCACTTCGAGTGCCAGCCGTCGACGCCGAACCCCTGCTGCACGACCGAGTAATTGAACGCTTCGAGGACCAGTTCGCCGATCGGGCCGCACGTGTCGATCTCGAAAGTACGGCGTTGCTCTTCCCCGGTGCCGCCGCCGAGGTTCCCGGATTCGATCACCCCGGCGAGCGCGGGGGGGACTCCGTACCCGGACAGGATCTCGTCGCGTTTCTGGTCCAGGAACTTGAGGACGTCGGACAGTTTCCCGGCCTGGAGTTCCTTCAGGACGGCGCCGCCCTTGGTCATCCACGGGGTGCCGATGTTGCGGGGGCCGATGTTCTGGGCGGCGACCTGCGCCCGCCACCGGTTCATCTCCGCTTTCTGCGTGCTGGCGGGCATGTCGGCGTGGATCGTCGGCGGCAGGCCCTTGCGGGCCATTTCCTTCCCGGTCGCGGCGGCGAACAGCCACGCCGTGATAGGCAGCAGCATCGCCTGCGTCGGGGACACCCCGAACGGCCCGGACCTCGGGGCGTCCAGGGAGATGTGGATCACGTCCTGCGGGTCGAACACGGCCCGCAGCCCCTGCTCGGTGTTCTGCACGTACCCGGTGACAGTGCCGTGCTCGTCGGTTTCCGGCAGTGTCGTCGGCACGTCCAGGTTGTACAGGGCGACGGGGACGTGCCCCCACCAGGTGACCTCGATCAGCGCGTCGCCGAACACGAGCAGGTCCACGATCACGTTCCGCATCAGCTGGCGGATGTTCTGCCGCGGGTTCGTGAACCTGATGAGCCGCTCGACGGCGAGCACCCCGGCGGACTTCTCCGGGGCCGCGCCGCCTTCCCCCGTGTCGGTGTCCCAGTCCATCACCAGGCCGCCGGCAGTGACTGACCGGGCGATCGCGTTCACCGCGGTCCACGCCCACGGGCAGGTCAGGTACGTCTCGTACAGCTGCTGGAGCTGGGACCGGCGGTCGGTCTGGGTGGACTCGCCGATCCCCTGGTTGTATTCCGACAGGCCGCCGCGGGGGATCCCCGGCACGTACCCGGCCCGTTCCGGCACCTGGGACGGGGTCAGCGCACGGGACGCGGGGGCGGCCTCGTTAACGCGCCAGGAGTACCAGGACGGCACAGGCCGTTCCGCGGCCACGCGCCGGACCAGGCTGGAGGCCATGGGCTCAGCCTCCTGTCAGCCGCGCCACCTCGGCCCGCAGCCGCTCGTTCTCGGCGATGATGTCCGCGCGTTCCTGCACGGACAGTTTCGGTGTCGCGGCCGCGAGCTGGGCGTGCCGCCACCCGAACCGGGCGGCGGTCAGCACGGTGGCCAGTGCCAGCCACAGCAGCGACAGGGCTTTGGCGGCCAGCCAGCCGAGGCCGAAGAACAGGCCCATCACGACGGTCAGCACTGCCGCCCAGAACCTGACCTGCCGGGCCTGCCGGGCGATGTCCGCTACCGGGACCCGCTCAGTGATCACGCTCAACCAGGTGCCTCCTGCACGGTGCGGACGATCCGCCGGGGGGCGTCGTCGTCCTCGTCGTCATCCCAGTCCGGTTCCGGGTCATCGGGACGGGGCCGGTACGCGAACGGGCCGAGCGGCTGGAGCGGCTCGATCTCCTCGCCGGGCAGGAACGCCGGCTTCTCGTCGGGGAGCACCGGGAACTCCGGGCCGCCGCCGAGGTTGATCAGGAGATACCGGCCTGCGTCCATCGCGTGGTCTTTCGCGGCCGGGTCCGAGTCCTCGACGTTTCCCGACCGGGCGTAGGGCAGGTTCTCCAGTTCGTGGAGCAGCTTGGGGCAGGTGCGGAAGATGTGGATCTTCGGGCAGATCTCCCACCCCATCGCCCGGTGGTGGGAGCACGCGGGGGCTTCGGCGAGGTAGGTGTGCCACCGCTGCCATCCGGCGATCCTCGATCCGGGACCTTTCCCGGCTTCGGTCAGGTGACAGCCGTTCTCCGCATACACGGTCGCGATAGGCTTCGCGTCTCCGCGGGTCGCCCACATCGCGTCGTCAGCCCAGCGGACCAGCACATGCTCGTCTTCAGCCTCGGCGGCGAGAATCTGCTTCGCCTGGTCAGCCTCGCCGACCAGGGTCTCGTAGATTTCGCGGTATATCCAGATCCGCTGGTCCTCGTCCTCGGCACCCCACAGGACTGCCCACGGGTTCGCGAATCCCCAGTCGATGCCGTTGAACCGTTTCCACCCGGAGGGCAGCGTGATCGGCTTGAGGGTGTGCCGGTCCCAGTTGTACTGGCGGAACATCTGGCCCGCGAACTGCGCCCAGTCGCCGTCCCGCATCGCCGCGCGCCGAGCCGGATCCTTGATCGCGTCGAGGCGGCGATGGTAGGCCTCGTCCAGGTGCGGGTTGTCTGTGGCCTTCGCGGGGATGAACCGGATCGTCAGCCCGTGCTCATCGGTGACGACCTCATCACCGTGCTGGGTGGGCTCAACGTACCGGTCCCGGACCTCGCCGTGGGAGGCGCCGCCCGGGTTCGACGTCGACCGGATACCGAGAACCGGCAGGCCGCGGGCCGACCGGAGCCGCTCCAGGGCGATCGCGTCGACGACGCCCGGCGGCATCAGGGTCCGCTCATCGACGAGGAGAAGCTGGTAGGCGCCGCCTTGCCGTTTGGTGGCGTCCTCGAGGTTGTCGAGGTACCGGAGCCGGATCACCGACCGGGTCGGGAAGGTGACTTCCTTCTCCGTCTTGTTCCAGCGTCCGCCGCACGCTTCAGCCCAGTTGATCTGCTGGAATTCCGGGTAAACCGACTCGGCCAGCTCGTCGTAGGTGCGGCGCAGGATCAGGACCCGCATGCCGGGGTAGCGGACGCACGCCCGGACGGCTTCCATGACCAGGGCGCAGGTCTTCCCGCCCCCGGCTGCGCCGCCGTACAGGATGTCGTCTTCGGTTGCGGCGTGGAACTGTTCCTGCGGGCACTGGCCGCACGGTTCCGGCAGGACGAGGTCGCCGCGCTTGCGGGCCTCTACGCGGGGTTTGCATGTCGGCTCGTAGCCGAGAATCTCGAACGCGTTGTCCGGCGGGTCAAGCTGGTCGGCCAGGGTGTGAGCGTAGCTGACCGCCACTCGCGCTCCTAAGCGGCCGGTACGGCCCGGAGGTGCCGGGCGAGCCGCGTCTTCGCTTCTCGCTGCTTCTCAAGACCGAGGCCCATCTCCCCGAGCGCGGCCGCAAGGGCCGTCATGGTGAGTTCTGCCTGCTGCTCGGTGACCTTCGCGAGACGTTCCTCGATGTTCAGTTTCGCGATGTCGACCAGCAGCCGCCCGCACCGGTCCATCGCCCGCTCCAGCACGGCGACCTCGGCGCGGAGCTGCTCTGCGCCGCCTTCCTCGCCGCCTTCGTACCGGATCGACGTGAGGTTGTTGACGAGCTGGCCGATGGTTTCCTCGAGGGCGAGGGCCCGGCCGGCGAGACGCTGGAGGGCTTCGAGGGGATCGGCGACGGGGGCGGCGTCGTGTTTGTAGAGGAGACGCTGCGCCTGCTCGTTGAGGGCGGCGATGCGGCCGCTCGGGGCGCATCCGCCGTGGAGTTTGCACCTTCCGGCTCCGGCGTGGTCGGTACCCCATCCGGCCGGCTGGGTGCAGGTGCCGTCACGGCCGTGGAGCTTGCCGCCGCAGAGGGGTCCCTTGCGCGGCTTGCCGCGGTCACCGTCATGAGTGGGCCGGGAATCGGCGGTCGTCATGGATGACCGCCTTCCGGGCTACTCCGGCTCGCCGTGTTCCAGGACTGTCACCCGGCGATCCTCCGCTAGCGCACATACCCGTATACCGGTATACTCGAACCCGTGGCTAGGCCGAAGAGTCCCGAGGGCAAGCGCGTCACCATCTGCGCCAAATTCAGCGAGGCGCAGGCCGCCGAGATCGACGCTGCTCGCGGCCACGCAGACCGGTCAGAGTGGCTGAGGCAGGCAGCCCTCGCCGCAGCGGAACGCCAGCGAATGCCAGCAGGACGCACTGACCGGCAGGCGGACGCCGTCCGGCAGAACCTCGCAGCGGCGGACGGGAACTGCCCGCACCCGCCGAAGCGCGTCAACAAGGGCCTGTGCGGGGCGTGCGGTACGTATGTCGGTACAAGCAAGGGAGGCCAGTGATGGGCCAGGGACTACAGAGGGCAAGAGCAGCAGCGAGGGCGACGCTGCAGGACGAGGCGGTCCGCATCCTGGACGCCGGCCAGCAAGGCGGCATCGTGGACGAGCTAGCGAGGGCCGAGGAGGAACTGACGGCGCTGAGCGAGCAGACCAGGGCCGCCTACCGGACTTACCTCGCCCTGGACGCTGAGCAGACAGTCAAGGCGAACGAAGTCAAGGAACTGCGCTTGCGGCTCCGCGAGCTTGCGGAGGGTGGTCAGTGATGGCACGCAGCAGGTCAGCATGGGAGCAGGCGAGACGTGATCTCTACCTGGCTCAGCGCACGATGGGTGACGTGAGCGCTGCTCAGCGCGGCCCGGTCCCGCTGGCTAAGCGGCTCATCCGGCGTGACCTCACCCGCGAGTTCTTCAAGGTGTTCAGGCAGATGACCAGGTGAGCGGCGTTCCGGCTGGCGCTACGCCTCGTTAGCCTTCAG